CGCTTGGCCGAACCCGCCTTGAGCCCCGGCTGATCCGGCACTGCCAAAACGAGCTTGGCCCATCATCTCGCAGTTAGTGCTTTTACCGTCACTAACCCCACGTAGCCTAACGCCTGCGTTGCCGCCGCCGCCACCGCCGCCACCGCCCGAGCGAACCGTGCCCTGCGAACCTACCGCCACAGCATAGGTGCCCGTTGCGGGGGTGCTTGTGTTAAAGTGAATAGCGTCTCCGCCCGCGGAGCCTGCTTGGTTAGTACTGCCCGTGGCCCCCGTATATCCGGTGACCGTCCCGTTTACCGTTACTGTAAGCGGAGAAGCTGCGTTAATCGCCCCGGTTTGAAGGGCCGGGTTTGTCATTGTGGCGGTAACTTCTACGCCAGAATTTACCGTAACAAAAATAGGCGTATCGTCAGAGCCCGCGCTATAGCCATTCTGGGCCGCCACGGTAGCGATGTTATAGTTTGAAGTGTTTCCCGATATCGTAAGGTTCAAGTCGAGCTTCTGGTGCCCGCCTTGAACTATCGGCATTAATTCTCCAGTTCCCATTACGCATTTCCTTTATTGCAGTGCTTTGACCGTTAATAGAGAGAAGGTGGAGGAACCGTCATTTACTCGTGTAATGTAAAAGAAAAACTCGTGTCCGTTAGTGGTAGTTATACTGTCACCGTCAACTATAGTGTATCCGGAAGTTGTGATAGTTCCAGCGGATGCGTTATTTTTGTACAGGATGACCAAAGTAGCGTTTTTTGCAGGCACCGCTAGCGTGTGGGCCCCACCATTTACGGCCTGCTGAAAGTTTCCGTCGTCCACATCAGGGGTGTACGTCCCGGAACTTTTCGTCCCCGCATCGTGAATTGCGGCGCTAAAACCCGCTGTCAATTCGTCGGCAGTATCGGCTTTTAGGGTATCAGCGTCGAACGCCTGAACATCACTCCCAATCGTCACACCCATTGAAGCTCTGGCTGTTGAGCCAGACTCAGCAACAAAGTTGGTGCCGTCGCCTACGATAAAATTTCCGTTGGTTACAGCAAGACCCGCAACATCAGCTAGCTGAGCATCAAAAGCCTGAACATCACTCCCAATCGCCACCCCGAGGTTCGTGCGGGCGGCAGACGCCGTAGAACCACCCGTTCCACCGTCGGCTATCGCAAGATCCGTAATCCCGGTTACTGTGCCGCCCGTTATAGCGACACTGTCAAACAGATCAGAGACGGCTGCGCCTGACCCCGCGCCGTCAGCATAAATAATCTTTGTCGCACCGTTTGGAACCGTCGCGTTCGACCCCGTGCCTTGACTGAATACCGCGCTTTGGCCGCTGCCGTTTCGAACAAAGTAGAGCTTGTCCTGATCGTTAGGGCTGATTGTAACGGTGTTTGTTCCAGTTGGGCTGCCGCCTAAAACTAGAACCTTGAACATACCGTCAGAAAGAGTACCGTCGCTAGTTGTTAACGTATGGCTCGTGCCGCTAAGGGTGACGGCCCCTACGCCATTGAGCGTTCGGTCTATAATGTCCATGTTCAGGTTTGTGGTGTCGCCCCACGTACCGGACTGGTCACCTGTAGCCGGTTTTTCTATGCCGGTATTTGCTGTATAAGTAGATACCATTCTTCTATCCTCTTACGCGGCTAATTCTTCCCACGTAGCTGTCTGATCCGGTGTTATGGCGCTATACGTAGCTGTCTGATCCGGTGTTATGGCGCTATACGTAGCTGTCTGATCCGGGGATATTATACCCCAAACAGTTACATTTCCAACAGAAGTTATTGCCTCCACCCCTGTTGGCGAAACAAGGGCCTTACCGATTGCGGTCACTGTTCCAACAGCGGTGGTTGCGGACAGTCCTGTTTGGGGCACTTCAGCGTTACCAACAGCGGTAGCGGTTCCAACGGCGGTCGTTCCGGCAACCCCTGTAACGTCTACGGTCCTACCAAAGACAATAAGGGGACTACCTACGCCGCCTGTCCCGGCAACCCCTGAGACAGATACAGTAAAATCAAAGTTTATGGTGGGGCTGCCTACCGCGCCCGTGCCTGCGGAGCCGGTAGCCGCCACAACAAAATCAGTTGTGACAGTTTCATCACCGACTGCGGTGGTCGCGGAAAGTCCGCTTAGAAGTACGGTGTTTGCGTCACCCCAAGGGCCAGATCCCCACGTTCCGCGGCCCCAGCCCTGTAAAGCTTCCGTCGCCACCACGGTTTCATCACCGACCCCGGTGGTGCCTGCGACTCCTGTAACTTCGAAAACAAACTGTGTCGCTAACGCGACACTGCCAACACCGCCCGTTCCCGAAACACCGGAAACAGCCAGAACTTGGTCAGTTACAAAGCTTAATACGTCGTCGGTGGTACCCCAAGGATCATCGCCCCACGCCTGACGACCCCAACCCGTGTCGCGTCCTACAGAGGCGGTGGTCGAAACACCGGAGACCACCACTGGTGACGGCTGACCCCACGGGCCTTCCCCCCAGCCTGCCCGACCCCAGCCTGAAAGATCAGACATGTCGGGTCTGCCGCTAGGCTATACGGATAATGGCGTCAGTAGCGTTCGCCGTAGGAAACTGGATTGTAAAGTCTCCGGCGGACGAACTTTTGTCACCACCAAACGCCAAAATAAGGACAGAGGGGTCACCCGTCGCGGTCTCGTTAAAAATCATAGCTCCGTTAGCGGTAATTGAAGCGGAGCTAAAAGTTAGATCCGCAAAATCGCCCACGGCGGTTGTACTGCTTGCCACAGGGGTAACCGAAGTTAGGGTGCCGCCTTTTGCGGTATACCCCGTTCCGCTGACCTCGTTTGAGGTTGTATACGCGGTGGTCGACGCGTCTAAAGACGCCGAGCTAGTGTAAAGCGCCAGCTTGAAGGTGTTTCCGGTAGACGCCGTAAAATTATGCACACCCTTCAGAATCTCCACCTTGAAAGACGTACACATTGCTTGAGAGATTGACATCTCAAAGTCTCCTTATTAATTCAGCCAGTTCAGGGTGGCCTGCATCGTTCAAAGCGTTAAAGACTGTCGTCCTATCGCTATTTATAGCCTCTCGCATGTAAAAACTCAATATTTTCTCTAGCTGTTCCTTAAAAGCAAAGGCTTGGTCTCTTATAACAGGAGGAGCGTCCATAGAAACGCGCATAACCTTGTCCGCGCACCGCGAGGCTACTTCTTCCGGAGTGTGGCCCCTAAACTGCGTTGTGTGGACCGCAACCTTGTAGTCCGGTGCAATCTCTAAACTTGCTTGAAGCATTATGTTCTTTCCTTATTAGGCAAACCTTTTCGATACGCGTCATTGTTCTCTCTCGCTTCCGCAAGATCTTTAAGGCGCATTAAGGCTTCTTCAAACCGTTTTTCGTACATGGCAAGCACGTCCTGCTCACCTTTCATGTATATGTAGGCTTCAACCAAAGAGCCAAACAAAATAGCGTTGGGAGCATTAATGCTTAGGAACGTCGTTCCTGATTCCGCTCCGGCGGTCAGGCTAGCGGGCCTGTAATAATAATGAAGCTCCACCGAGTACCCGGAGTCTGGTGTCGGCGCTATCAAAAAGTTTGAGTCATCAAACAAGGCGTAAAACTCGGGCTCGCCGGTTAAAGAAGAGTTCGGCCAATACTCCTGCAAGAAATTTACGTCTTTTTGCAGAAGAAATTTTTTTGAGCTAGATACTTCAATGGACAAAGAGAAGGAGGCTAAAAAATCTGTCGGAGCCTGCAAAAACCTGTTTGACGTGGTCATAGAGGCGCTGACGTTCTTTCTAAAGTTTTCAAGATCAACAAGCTTAAAAATACGCTCTTCTGCGGCCCGAATAAAAACGGGCAGGTTTGTCACGAAGCTTGTTTCCGTGTTTTCTGCAAAGTCCTGTATTGCTGTTTTTAGTTGTGCGAACGTAAAACTCATGCCGTCACCACTGTCACTATACCGGTAGAAGCCACCCCTTTAGTGTCCCGAAGACCTTGCGGAAAAGAAGCGCCGCCAACAAAAACAGTTTGAGGCTCAACTCGGTCCGGACGCGGGTTGAAGAGGGACTCTGCGTCAGAGACTTCTTTAAAGGGGCCTAGTTGAGGGTGCTTCGGTTCAAACTCGTCTTTACCGACAAGAGCACCCGTCCACTCGCGACGCATGTCTTGATACCGATACCGAAAACCGGACCGGTCAGATATTGCATAAGAATTTTTGCCCGTTGCGTGTTTAGCCATATCTACCTACCAAAATAATTGTGGCTAGGCGATATTTGAAAGGATGAGCGGTCTCGGTCTTCCTGCATAGCTCTCTGCATTTCCTCTTCATAAACGGCCTTGAGTAGGTTCGTTTTTTCTGGAGAAAATTTAATCGACAGGTAGTACGACAAGCCCGCAGACACGCAGGGATAAAACCGAAAGGGCACCTCTAAAGTATTTGTCTGAGTGTCCGCGTCGTCTAACCGCGTCAAGCGGTCGAAAACTAGCTCGTACGAAGAGCTAGAATCCGGCGTGGGCCACAACCGAACTTTTGGAGTAATCAACCGGTCAACATAAAACTGAACTGGGCGACCGGTAGATCTTTTGCTGGTAAGGCCCAAATAGGCGTCTCGACCAATCCGAGTAATTTGAAGGTCCGACTGGTTACTCGACCCGCTATTCTGCCGAATCACTGCCGACAAAATATCTATTGAGGACTGAACGTCGTCAAGAGACACAGCGGAAGAAACGGTTGCGGTCGCTCCAGAGGTGCCTCCGGTTATGGTCTCGGTAGCAGAAAACGTCCCGGAGGGGATTGTTATTGCAACAACTGTGGCGGAGGTTACATTGGTAATAAAAGCAGTGGCCGAGCTAGTGCCTCCGGTTATGGCTTCCCCGTCTTGGAAACCCGTTGTGCTATTAACCGTCAGAGTTAAGGTGCCGACCGGGTAGTCGGCCACCCCGTTAGCGAGCGCCACCGTTTTCTGCTCTATTGTCCACCGATTGATGCCGCGGTTAGCCCACTCTGCAAAAAGCAGGTTAAGCGATCTCTTCGCCGTGCGAAGGTCGTAACCCGTCCGAGCCTCAAGCCCGCAGCGTTCAAACGCCTCTTCGATATGCTCGTTTACGTCGAGTTCGAAGTTTTTGCTGGAGGAAACTGCCACCTAACTACTTCCGCTTTTTAACCATTCCGCCGCCGCGCATACGCTTCGGTCCTTTTTTAACCATTCCGCCGCCGCGCATTTTCTTAACCGTTCCGCCGCCGCGCATTTTCTTAACTGGTTTCTTCTTACGAGGTTTCATCGCCATTTTTCAATCTCCTGTACAAGTTTTCTCTGTGGGCGTATAGGCCCGTGTTTTCAAAAGCCTCAAAACTCCTGTCGTAATAACCCAAGGGTTTTAGGGCTTCTGACCTTTCGTGCAAAGCCTTTAGACGTTGCACAAAAATGATAGCATATTTTTGGTCCACCAAAGGAGAAAAAGAGCCGTCGTCTATTAAATCATCCGGATCGTCGTCCGGATGAAACCCCATAACCCACATGTCTTGCTGTACCAGAATACCGTCCGAAATAGCCTCGTTAAGATCGTGCAAAAAGTCTTCGAACTCTTCGGGGTCTTTCCGATAAGACAAGTCGATGACCATGACCACGTCAAACTGGTCGTCAAAGCCCGCGATTGTTTGGTACAGAGAAAGGTTGTCGTCCTCCGTTTTAAACACAAACCCAATCTTGTCCTCGTCCCACGCTTTCTTGGCATACGGACAGGCTGGAAGGTTGTTAAAAAACGGAGAGGGGGACTCAAGCGTATGCCTAGACCACTCCCGAAGTTCTTGTTTTATTTGCTGTTCGATCATGTCAGGTGTATAGCGTTCTTTTCCGACGATTAGACATTACCGCGCCGCAGCCCTTGTTAAGCTTACGGTATGGCGCTCCAACAACTACTCCACCCGCAGCCGCTCGTGCAACTTTTGCAGCTTTTGTATTAGAAACAACAGTTTTGCCGCGAGAACCACCCTGCTTTTTCTTACGAGCCGTAGAGGCACGTTGAGACTTAGACAGAGAAGACGCTTTAGCTCTCGGTAAGCACCGGTCAGGGTTTTTCTTATCTTTAGACGTCCCGCACTTACCCGCGATTTTACCGCTGCTATCAATCCGAACCCAATCTTCATCTAACCACTCCTTTAATTTACCCATCTAACGGCCTTTCCGCTTCCCGCCCTTAGATTTTTTTGCGTAGTTGGGGTCTTTACAATATTTAGAAGCTGCGAGGTTTGCGTAAGCCGACGGGTATGTATCAAACGTGCGCTTTGCCCATGCTTTTCCTTCAGGGCAAATCTTGCTCCCCTTGCTTTTAGAGGAGACAGCGCCGCCCTTTCTAAAATAGGTTAGCTTAGGCTTACTGGCCTTTGGGCCTGTTCGAACTTTTGTCATCTACCCTCACAATCTTACGTGATTCAATAAACTGCTCCCACAAGGGTTTTATCATGTGGTAATTCTGATCTACCTTTAGAGCAGTTCGTTCTGTTCGCTTGTCCACGTCAATCAACGTCAAAGACTGCCACGCAAAGAACCCAAGCAGCCCGCTTACCACACCCGCCGCGACAACGCCAATAATGGTTTTT